ATGCAACCGCGAGAAGTGGGCGCGCTGCGGGACGTGGTTCCGCCTCCGGAAGGGGGACGGTGCTCGACCTCGCACAGTTCCCCCTCTCCCGGAAGCAGATCCGATCGATCGTTGAGTCCCAGAACGTCCGCATCGCCGCCTGGTCAGGGGCGGTGCGGTCAGGCAAGACGATCGCCTCGCTAGTCGCATTCCTTATCGGAATTGCGAATGCGCCACGTTCTGGCCTTTTGATAGCTGCGGGTAAAACTTTGCAGAGTATTGAACGAAATCTTATCGAGCCAATGCAGGACCCGGCTCTATTCGGGATGGTCGCCTCGCAGGTGCACCACACGCGAGGCTCGTCGACGGCCGTCATCCTGGGCCGGACTGTCCACCTGATCGGCGCGGCGGACGCCCGGGCGGAGAACAAGCTCCGAGGCCTGACCGCGTACCTCATCGCCCTCGACGAGGCGACCCTCCTCCCGGAGGAGTTCGTCGCCCAGGCGCTCGCCCGCCTGTCCGTGCCCGGCGCGAAGCTGATCCTCACCACCAACCCGGGTTCGCCCCGGCACTGGCTGCGGCAGAAGTACCTCCTCCGCGCGAGCGACCTCAACCTGGGCCACTGGCACTTCACGCTCGACGACAATCCGTACCTCGACCCCCAGTACGTCGCCTCGCTCAAGCAGGAAATGACCGGGGTGTTCTACGCCCGGAACGTCCTCGGGAAGTGGGTCGCGGCCGAGGGTGCCGTCTACGACATGTGGGACGACGACCGGCACATCCTGCGCGGCAAGGTCCCGCCGCTGCTCGGCCTGCCCGGCGTCGGCGTCGACTATGGAACGCAGAACCCATTCAGTGCGCACATGCTCGGCCTCACCAACGGCGGGCACGCGGCGCCTGGTCAGCGGCCCGGCGCGAAGCTGATCCTCACCCGCGAGTACCGGCACGATCCGGCCGTCGCACTGCGGCAGAAGACGGACGCCGAGTTCTCGACGGACCTCCGCGAGTGGATCGGGACGGACAAGCCCGACTGGGTGGCGGTCGACCCGAGCGCAGCCAGCTTCAAGCTGCAGCTGTTCCACGACGGCCTCACCAACGTCGTCAACGCGAAGAACGACGTGCTCGACGGGATCCGACTGTTCGGGTCCCTCCTCGCGACCGGCCGGCTCCTCGTCCACGAGTCGTGCGCGGGCCTGATCGACGAGATCGCGGGCTACTCGTGGGACCCGGCGGCGTCGGCCCGCGGCGAGGACAAGCCCCTCAAGGTCGACGACCACTCCTGCGACAGCGCCAGGTATGCGGTCGCCACCACCGAAACCAGCTGGCGGCACGAGATTCAGGTCGCCGCCTGACTCCCCCTCTCCCCAGGAGTTCCCCATGGCCCTGACCCCGGACCTGATCCGCCGGTTCACCTTCCACCCCGTCACCGACCCCGCGCGGGGGAAGGCCCACGAGGACGTCCGCGCGACGATCCTCGAGGTCGCCGATCACTTCGACGACGTCCTGCCCGCCGGGCGGGAGAAGTCGCTCGCGATCACCCACCTCGAAGAGGCGATGTTCTGGGCGAACGCCGCGATCGCGAGGGACGGCCGATGATCGGGCCCAGCTACACCGCGGAGCAGATCGCCTGGGTGTGCCACGAGGCGAACCGTGCCCTGCAGGGGATCACCGGTGACCCCGCGCCGTCCCCGGCGTGGGACGACGCCCCCGAGTGGCAGCGCGCATCCGCGATCGCGGGTGTCGTCGAGGCTCTCCGCGGTGCCACCTCGGCCGAGCTCCACCAGGCGTGGTGCGACCTCAAGGTCGCCGAGGGGTGGACGTTCGGCCTGGTGAAGGACGTCGAGGCGCGCACGCATCCGTGCCTCGTCCCCTACGGCGACCTCCCCGCCGAGCAGCGCGTCAAGGACGAGCTGTTCGGCTCGATCGTGCGGGCCCTGTCCGCGTCACCGGTGAACCCGCGTGTGCGCGTGCACGGCCCGGTCGGGCGCCGGACGGTCGTCATCGACGGCTACGAGATCCCCCGCGTGAAGGCCGTCCAGCTGGCCGAGGCCGCCGGCGAGTACCAGCTGGTGTCGATCGACGTCGTCACCGACGACGCCGAGTTCGAGTCTCCGCAGCCGGCCCACCGGTGAGGCCCGCCTTCGGCCCGATGGACACCGGCGCGCCGTCGGTCATCCCGCGCGGATACGAGCGCATGCGGGCCCACCAGATGCCCGCACAGCCCCGATCAAGGACCCGCGCGGAGCGGCAGGCCCGCAGCACCCGACCGGACCTGTGGCCGACGTTCGTGGCCCCGCCCGAGCTGCTGCCGCTGCCCCCGCGGGACCTGCCCGACGAGGACCTGCTCGACGTCCTCGACTTCCTCTGATGGGAGGGCGCCATGTGCCGATGCGGCCACCTGAACGTCGACCACGCCCACTACCGGCCGGGCACGGAGTGCGCGACATGCGCGTGCACCCGGTTCCGCCGCAAGGCCCGCCTGAAACCTGGCGGCGTGCCGTGGACGATCGCCCTGCTCTGGGGGATCTGGCGCGACGTCCGCTCGGGCCCCCGGTGACCGGCTGGCGCCTCGCCCTGTTCCTCGTACTCGCGATCGCCGCCGTCGGGGTCCTCCTCGCCGGCTTCTGGTCGCAGCTCTGACCGTCCGCTCCCCACCCCAGGAAGCGCGAGGGCCCGCCCCATTCGGGCCTGCCGCGCGCCGACAGCCCCGCCGCCCGTTCCTCCCGGCCGGCGGGGCTGTCGTGTTCCCAGCCCTCGAACAGCGAAGGGGGGCACCCCGTGCCGCTACCCGCACCTCAGTCCTCCTGGCCGCCCGTTGAGCTGGTCCGCCCGCACGACGACGTCACCGCCTGGTCCGCGTGGTGGGGCGGTGACCCTGACGTTCTCTCCGAGGTCTACGGCGGGACGCTGAACTCGACCAGGCAGAACGGATTCGAGCAGTCCTGGGCTCGCCGCGGCGGGCTCGTCGGGGCGCTCCAGCGGTGGTTCTGGGGCCAGCCAACGCGCCCTGGTGCGCAGCGGTCGAAGCTCCACGTCCCGCTCGCCGCCGAGATCCCGCAGGTGTCCGCTGACCTGCTCTACGGGGCACCGCCCGCGATCACCGTCGACGACAAGGCCACGCAGGAGGCCGTCGGTCGGCTGCTGGGCGAGCGCGCCCACACGGTGCTCTACGAAGGCGCCGAGGCGTCCGCCGCGCTGGGCCACATCTACTACCGCGTCGCGGTCGACCGCGAGGTGGACCCGGACGGGCCGATCCTCTCGGCCGTCGACGCGGACTGCGCGTTCCCGACGTACCGGTACGGCCGGCTCGTCGACTGCACGTTCCTGTCGGAGTACGTCGACGAGAACGGCGCCTACTGGCGACACTTCGAGCACCACACCCGCGGGTTCATCGAGCACGCCCTCTACCAGGGCGACTTCGGGAACGTCGGCCGGGTCATGCCGCTCGACTCCCACTGGGCCACCGCCGACCTGCTGCCGTTCCTCGTCCTCCGCGAGGACGGCCTTGCCGGCGGGATCGCCACCGGCGTCGACCGGCTCGCGGTCGTCGGGATCCCGAACGCGAAGACCCGGACCTGGCGGCGGCTCCCCGCGGCGAAGGACCTCGGGCGCGCCGACATCCAGGGTGTCGAGCCGGTCCTCGACGCGCTCGACGACACGTGGACGTCGTGGATGCGGGACATCCGGCACGGCCGGTCCCGCCTGCACGTCCCGTCGATCTACCTGAAGTCGCTCGGCGCCGGGAAGGGCGCCGACTTCGACCAGGATCAGGACATCTACGTCGGGATGAACAGCCCCCTCACCACCGAGAAGGGCATGGAGATCACCGCGACGCAGTTCGCGATCCGCTGGGCGGAGCACTCCAACACGGCGGACGCGCTGCTCGAGCGCGCGGTGTCCGGTGCCGGGTACAGCCCGCAGACGTTCGGCGTCGACGAGCAGGGCTCGGCCCTGACGGCGACGGAGTCCTGGGCGCGGCAAACCCGCACGCAGAACACTCGGAACTCGAAGATCCGCTACAACCGGATCGGCCTGATCGACCTCACCGCCCTGCTCGTCGACATGGACCGCGTGCACTTCGGCGGGAAGGGCAACCCGAAGGCCATCCCGGAGGTCCACTTCCAGGAGACGGTCTCGGAGTCGCAGCAGGCCCGCGCGCAGACCGCGCAGCTCCTCTCGGCTGCCCGCGCGGCGTCGATCGAGACGCTCGTGCAGATGCAGCACCCGGACTGGGACGAGACCCGGGTCCGCGAAGAGGTCGAGCGGATCAAGGACGAGGACGTCGTCACGGTGCCCGACCCGGTCGGCGCGTTCGGGGACCTCGAAGACACCCCGGGCGGATCCCCCGGCGACCAGCCGGTGGACGAGCCGGCGGACGACGAGGACCCGGCGGCATGAGGCTCGCGGTGTCCGTGCTCGGACATGAGCTGTGGGCGGTGGAGCTGCGGCTCCGGACCCCCGACGACGAGCAGGTCCACCTGACCGTGCTCGACGCGGACACCGAGATCGCCGACGACGACCACCTGGAGTTCGGCTTCCAAGGACCGGCGGAGGTGGACGCATGCCTGCTTCCGCCCCACCCGCCCGGATCCTGACCGACTTCCTCGACGTCTACGCGATCGCGGAGCTCGAACTGATCCGCGAGGTCACCAAGGCCGTGCAGAAGGGCGTCGCCACCGACGACCAGTTGGCGGCCGCGCTCGAAGCGACCCGGCTCCGTGGCCGCGTTGAGCAGATCGTCCGGCGGCTGATCCTGGCGATCGCTACGGCCGGCGCGTCGATGCTGCTCGACGCGGTGGTCCACGGCGGCCGCGAGGCGATGCGGGACCTGTCCGAGCTGCTCGGCGGGAAGGGCACGGACTACGCGGCCCCGATCAACCAGGGCGCGCTCGACAACCTCGCCCGGTCCCTGTCGGACACCCTCACCCCGGCGCACCTGTCGATCACCCGCGTGATCGACGACGTCTACAAGCAGGTCATCGGGCGTGCTGCGGTGTCGACGCTGACCGGCACGACGACCCGCCGGGAGACCGCGCAGCGCGCCCTCAACGAGTTCGCGGCGAAGGGCGTCACCGGGTTCACCGACCGGCGCGGCCGGAACTGGGAGCTCGCCTCCTACGCGGAAATGGCCGCCCGCGCGGCAACCGCCCGCGCTGCGGTCGACGCGCACCTGGACCGGCTCGCCGCCGAGGGCATGACCCTGGTCTACGTCTCGGACAGCCCGCAGGAATGCCCGCTGTGCCGGCCGTGGGAGGGCAAGGTCCTCTCGATCGCCGGCACCGGTGGGCCCGGCGAGGTCACCACCGAGCACGCCCTCACCCTCGAACCCGTCCAGCTCGACATCGCCGGCTCGGTGGAGTTCGCGCGGGCCGCCGGGTTCATGCACCCGGGCTGCACACACTCGCTCTCCGCGTACCTGCACGGCGCCACGAAGGTCCCGACGGCCACCGAGAACCCGCAGGGCTACGAGGACCGCCAGCAG